TGCGTCCAGATCTCGGCGGCCAAGCCGGTAGGAGAGAAGGCAGAAGGCGTCGTCCTGACCGCGACCGCCACTGGTGGTGGCGGAACCTACCGCGTCGCGCATCCCTCGGCTGCAGGCGCAAACGGCGGTGCCGGCAAGATGGTATTCGGCGTCGCAAAGTACGACCAGCCGACGATCAACAAGCTCGTGGGCATCGCTCGCGCGGGGATCGTTCCGATCACCGCTTCGGCGGCGATCACGGCTGGGCAGGCTGTCCAGGTCGCAGCGGACGGTACCGTGGTGCCATTCTCCACCGGCATCGTGATCGGAACCGCGTGCGACGACTGTGCGAACGGGGCTGACTGCGAAGTCGCCCTGCTCACGACATAAGAGGGGAGGGATAATGAAAAGCAGAGTCACGTTGGCCGAGCCCATCCAGTGGGTCGCCGGACAGCCGGGGATCACTCGGGCACGCGAGGCCATCGAGGCCCAGACGTATCCCAACCCTGTCGCTCACCCGCTCGGCCCTCCGACGGTGAGCGGTACGACGATCACGATGGACATTGCTCTGAACAGTCCGACGCGGATCACCCGAACGCTGATGGATCTCACGCTTCAGCGGTTCTTCGCAGACCGGGTGTTCACTTCGTCGGGCGGCGTCAGCGGCGGTGCCGTCGTGTACGACGACCTCCAGGCCAACGATCTGTACTCGGATCGCGACATCCAGCGCGTTCAGCCCGGTGACGAGTTCCCGCTCGTGACCAGCTCCCGCAGGGTGCCGAAGGTCGCAGAGGTCGAGAAGTGGGGCGGCAAGTTCTTCGTGACGGTCGAAGCTCGCGACCGCAACGATGTGTCCGTCTTCACTCGGAACGTCCGGATGCTCGCGAACACCATCGTCCGGAAGATCAACCAGCGGGCCGTCGAGGTTCTGGAAGCGGCAGTCCAGACCTCACCGAACCGGCTGGTCACCGGAGTCAACTGGAGCACCGTCATCACGGCGGGCGCTTCGGCGTCGAACTCCAACCTGTGGCCTGGCTACGACTTCAGCCGGGCTCAGGCGCAAGCCGAGACCGAGGAGTTGGGGATCGTGTACGACCTGTGGATCCTGAATCCGCAGGAGTACCTCCAGCTGGCTCGGATCTACGGGCCGGATCTCGATGCGCTGCTCGGATCACTCAACCTGTCGATCTTCGTGACCAACAGGATGCCGGCGGGCAACGCCTACGTCGTCCAGTCCGGACAGAGCGGTCAGATGCGAACGGAGCAGCCGCTGAACACGACGCAGTGGTACGAGCAGGAGACCGAGCGGTACTGGACGCAGAGCAGCGTCCGCCCGCTGATGTTCTGCGACAACCGCTTCGCCATCCTGAAGTTCACCAACCTCGCCGGGTAAGGAGGGGACAATGGCAGAGCTACACGGAGTTGACCCCACCGCCACCGAAACGGAGGGGTACGAATCGCCAGAGGAGTACGCAGACCAGGGCGACGACCGCGTTGTCCGCGCTCTGCGCTTTCTCTACACAGTCCAGGTCGAGGATCCCGCCGGCATGAAGGTCGTGGAGCCTCGCGAGGCGTTGGCCGGTGAGACGGTCACCCTCGACCAGATCGGTCTCATCGCCCAGATGAAGGGCGAGAAGGCGCACTCGTTCTACACGACCGAGGAGCGCGAGCGCATCGAGGCAGGCGCAAACCCTGACCAGCCGCTCTCGCCCGGTGAAGGCGGCGACGTCAGCTCGTTGGGTGAGTACGAGCTGGCAGAGTACATCAAGGAGAACAATCTGACGGTCAACGAAACCGTCGGGTTGGCGGGAACCGACAAGGATCTCGCGCACCGGCTGCTTCAAGCCGAGAACATCGCCACCGACGGCGAGCCTCGGAAGGGCGTCGAGGCGGGCCTGACCGCGATCATCGAGGGTTGATATGGCCAAGGAAGAGTACAAGGCCCTGACGTACGTGAACCTCCCATTCCTCGATGGGAATGGGAGGTCGTACGCCCCAGGGCAATCAATCCCCCGCTCGGACTTCGACGAGTCGGTGGAACTGGCGGCGGCGGCAATGCCAGAGAACGAGAACATCACGTCCGCTCAGGACATGATCGACCATATGGTCGAGTGGGGGTCGATCAGCGATGACGCAGATGCACCGCTTCATCCTGCGCACATCCCTGTCGATCCGGGACAGCCGACCGTGTACAGCCTCGCTCAGCAGGCCAAGCAGCTCGTCGCGCAGTACGAAGCGGAGGGCAAGGAAGTGCCGCAAGAGCTGGCGGTGTTCGCGGAGGCCATCCAGAACATCCAGACCGACGATGCAGCGTCCGGGGGTGATGCCAGTGCGTAACGGAACCACCCACTGGATCTGCGAGAAGTGGAGCGAGGAGGCTTGCGAGTTCACCCGCAAGAAGCTCTGGCTTCCGAAGGGCGTGGATGTTGGCTCGCTCCTGCTCCGTCAGGTGATCGGCGAAGCGGAGGAGGTCAAGGAGATCGCCGGCAACCTTCTGCTCAACGAAGGGATCCAGCGCCTCCAAGACATGACCATGATCGCGACCGTCTTGACGAACCAGACGGCAACGAACCCGTGGTCGAACGCGAACGCCTTCACCGGCGTCGGTGACAGCAATACCGCAGAGGCGGCGACGCAGACAGAGCTTCAGGCTGCGACCAACCGCTTCTACAAGGCCATGAACGCGACGTACCCGTCACGCTCCAACCAGACGGTCTCGTTCCAGTCCGACTTCGCGGGCACCGAGGCCAACTACACCTGGGCCGAGTGGACAATCGCCGCAGGTGCGACAACCGCGTCCGGTGCGGGGTTCACGACCGGCACGACGAACCTCCAACGGAAGGTCGCCGCGCTCGGGACGAAGGCATCGGGGACATGGACGCTTACAGCACAGGTCACGTTCTCGTAAAGGGTGGGGGATTGCCAACGCCGCAGGCGATCCCCCGCTTCACCTGATGCCGGGATCTACGGCCAACTATCAGATCCCGTATCCGCTCGGAACGGAGAAGCCGACCATCGCTTCCGACATGGCGGCGATAGCCGCTCGCGTCGATCAGATCGTCAATGGCGTACCTATCGGAGCTTCGCTGACCTGGGGCTATGGCGCAGCTCAAATCCCGACCTGGGCCCTGCTTCAATACGGCCAGGCGGTCTCGCGTACGACCTATCCGACGCTCCATACGCTCGCGAATCAGGCGAGCTACCCTCATGGGTCAGGAGACGGCTCGACTACGTTCAATATAGCCGACAAGCGCGGACGGGTGAGCGCGGGGAAAGACGACATGGGAGGTACGGCAGCCGGCAGGATCACCGCCGCGCTCTCGGGCGCTGCTGGGACGGTTCTGGGCGCAGTAGTCGGATCTGAAGGCATTACACTCGCGACGGCTGGAATGCCATCACATAACCATGGCGGCTCGACCGGGAACATCTCTGCCGATCATTCGCACGCTGCCTGGTCAGCTGGTCGAGATACCGCGCACAACCACGCTGATAACGGACACTACCACAATCCGGGGATCTCGGCGACGACGCAGGATGGTTGGATTGGTGACGATCCCTCCGGCTACTACTCGGGCGGCAATGGAGCACCGATTGGCCCGCACTACGGCGGCAACTGGTACAACTCCAACTGGGGGTACATCAGCTGTAGCGGCGAGACCTATGATCACGGTCACCATACCGATACCGGCGGCATTGATACGAACCACACCCACGGGATCTACGCTGAGGGCGGCGGCGGGGCTCATCTCAATACACAGCCTACGATCATCGTTCAGAAGATCGTGAGGGCGATCTAGTGCTCACCACTCCTAAATACGCGCTCCGCTATCCGCAAGGATCGGATCAGCCCAACGTCCATACCGACATCAAGAACCTCGCGCTCGATATGGATGCTTACATAATGGGGATCCCGATTGGTCTAACAATTGATTGGGATTATGGAGCGGCGTCGATACCTTCCTGGGCGTTGCTCCAATATGGACAGGCGATCTCGCGGACGACGTATCCGGCTCTTCACAACCTCGCCAACCTGGCCGGTTATCCTCACGGCAGCGGCGACGGCTCGACGACATTCAATCTTGGAGATAAGCGCGGGCGTGCTGGTGCCGGGAAGGATGATATGGGCGGCACGGCGGCTGGACGCATTACCGCAGCGATCTCCGGGGCAGCCGGTACTACGCTCGGAGCGGTTGTCGGCACTGAGGGAGTCACCCTATCGACGGGACAGATGCCGTCTCACTCTCACGGCGGTGCGACCGGAACTGTCTCGACCGATCACGCTCACAGCGGCGACTCGGGTGGACGGAACCAGGATCACCAGCACGGAGACTACGGACATCTCCATCA